AGGTTTGCCGTCAGAACCGAATCGCGTAAGTTGGTAATGGCCCGGCTTCTGCGCGGACGGATTAACCAACAACAGGCGCCCGTCTTTGGTTTTGGCCTGCAATGAAAACGAATCGTCTGGTATTTGCTCAAGGTCGGCGACGAACGCATCCATCGCTTCCGTAACCTTGTCGGCTAGGCCGAAATACTTGTCGCCGTCAGGATCGACGCCGCCACGGATCTCTGCGTCGTAAGCATCGAATCCGGCTTGCTGCTTTTGCAGATCGTCGCGCAACTGTTGCAGGGTACGGCCCTGATCAAACTGCTGCCCAGCAATCGACTCCGCACCAATCCGCAGCGGATACCGCTTGAACATTTCCTCGGGCGTGGTGCCCATGCGCGCAGCCTGCACCGCGTAGAAGTTCCCTACCATCGCGGAATATGCATCATTGACCGATTCAGTGAATCGCCCGGCCGTGGCCAGTTGTTCCTTGATCGTGGTCTTGACGACCTGCGCCGAGTCCTTGAACGTCTGGTCGTCGCTCTGTTCGCCAAGCACGCGATCAACCTCGGCTTGCAGTTCCTTGGCGTGGTCGCTCTGCAGGTACTCCTGTGCCGTGGTCTGGGTGAATCCGCCCGGCTCGATGGCGACGTGCGGCAGCAGTGACTGCTCAAGTTCCGGCCCGGCCATCGTGGCCAGCAGGTCGGCAATTGGGATGCGGATATCGTGGCCAGTCTCAGCTGCAGTGCCCAGTTGCTCGGCCACTGCCGGGATGGACTGCGCCATCTGCTCGGCCAAGCCGGACTGCGCCAGGGCTTCGGGCGTGATGTAGATCGCGTCGTGCCCGTCTTCGAGCACCGACTGGAAGAAGCCCTGCGCGGTTTCAGTGTCACGCTGGGTCAGCTTCGACGCCTCGGCCATCTTGTTCAGTCCGGTCAGCAGTTCGCCCATCTGGCTGGCCTGTTGCGCTTCCCGGCCGCGATTCACGTAGAGTTCGACGCCCTTCATGATGGCAACCTGGCCGCCCCCGCCGAAGGCCGTGGCCAGTGCAGTCTGCACGGCCGCCGCGGGGCGGGCTTCGAGGTAGTCGTTGAAACTCTTTTCCGGGTTGAGTACCGCCCACTCGTTCAGATCCTGCAAGTGCGTGGCGATCTGCTCACCGCCCTGCTCCTTGATCAGATATTCCAGCGCCTTGGCGCCGAACTGACCGGGCTTGAGCATGCCAAACAAGGCTGGCATGCCGATCATTTCGGTGCCTGCCTCGATCACGCCTTGCGATGTACCAAAGGCCAACGACTGCGGCACACTGATCCCCTTGTCGCGGGCTTCGCCATACGCCTGGCCGCCCGTCGTCAAACCCATCGAGGTTAGCACCGGGGCCATCTTGCCGCCGAGGCCAAGCGGCAACTGCATCAGGTTCAGCCCCAGCGACTGCATGCCGGAATACCAGGACGATTCGAGCAGGCCAGCGCCCTTCGGCATCAGGCCGGCCGCCATCGCGCGCTGCCCCCGGCCGTACTCGGCGAACTTGTTGGCGAGCGGAGCACCGACAAAATCGGGCAGCAGTTCCGCCCCCGCCCGGGCGACGCCCCATGCGCCTTCGTTAAACTTCATGGCTGACGAAGCCACGGCCTTGGCCGTGCCGACTTCCCACTTGCCAATAGCGTAGAGCGCGCTTTCGATCTTGCTCAGGTTATCCACGTCGTCGTGGGCGACCTTGGCCTTTTCCACGTCAGACAGCAGGGCGGCAGTGCTTGGTGAGGTCTTGGCCAGGGCGTCGAAGTCGATACTACCGACCGCATCCTGCCGCTTGATTTCGACCGGCATGGCGAAGACAGTATCGACCGGCACACCAGTACGTCGGGCGACGCGCTTGGCTTCGGCGTAGGCGTCGGGGTTGGTATCAGTCGCCGCGGCAAAGCCGACGCGCGCAGCTTGCGCAGTGTCCGGTTGCAGGCTGGCAGTTACTGCGGCATCGTATTCATTGCTCATTTGCGGGCGACCTTGGTATTCCAGTAAGCGTTCATCAGTTGGGCGTCGGTCGGGCTATCGATGCCCTGCCGCTTGAAGGCGGCCTTCAGGTTGTCCTTCACATCGCCCGGCAAGTCGCTGGCCTTCATGCCCAGCATCGGGCCGGACGTGTTGGAGAACCAACCGCGGAAAGTCGCGTTCTTGGCGAACAGCGCGTCGATGTGGGTAGCGATTTCGGCGTCGTTGAACTTCTTGCCGGTCTCGCGCTGGGCGGCGTAGAAATACTGATCGACGAAGCGCCGGATGCCGCCGATGCGCGCGGCGTCGGCGCCCCCGTCATCCTTGGGGGAGGGGTCGATCTGCAGCATGCGCAGCCGCTCGTCGAGGGTTTGCTTGATGGCGCCGGTGTTCAGATCGCCCGGTGCGCCGGTCGGCGCCTTGCCGGCCAGCTTGGCGCGTTCCTGGCTGAAGTGCTTGAAGTCTGCCTCGGACAGTTCGCGGCGCAGCGCATAGAACGCGTCGTCGCTCATGTTGGCCAGTTGGCCGGGATTGTTGGTCAGCTTGTTGTAGAGCCACGGGCTGGTCGTGTCGTCACCCTTGCTGATCCGCTGGGCAAAGCCGAGGACATTGTCCACTTCCTTGGGCGGCAAGGCTGCGCGCACGCTGACCGGCAACTCGGAATACCGGCCGCCGTTCTCGACAACGCCGCGCATGGCCGTGGCGACAGCTTCCTCTTCGCGCTGCTTGATGGCCTTGGTCTGTTCCTCATACATGCGCTCGGCTTCGACCCGAGCCACTTTGTAGCGTGCCGGGTTGTTGGCCAAAAGCGGGTTGGCCCGCAATTGGTCGTCGATTTCGGCAAAGGCCGGGCGCTGCCCCTGGCCCTGCCCGGCCTCGTAGGCCTTGCTGTTTTTGGCGACGTAGTCCTTCGTTTCCTTCGGCATGAAGTCGAACCAGGTGTGCGCCTGCACAGTTGGGTCGGTCTGGTTCAGGCGGACCGACTGCTCGGCCTTCTTGATCGCTGCCTGCAAGGCCCCTGGCCCGGCGTTGTAGGCCGCCCACGCCTTTTGCACGTCGCCGCCGTTGTCCTGCAGTTGCTTCTGGAAATAGGCCAGGCCGAGCGCCTTGTTGTAGTTGGCGTCGGTCTTGTAGCGGTTTTCGTCCCACTCCACACCGGCCAGTTTGGCGGCCTCCGGCCCCGTGGCCGGCATGACCTGAGCGATGCCGATGGCGCCCTTCGGGCTGGTCAGCGGCTGGCCGTCCTTGCCGAACTGCCTGCCGCCCGACTCGGTGCCCACGGCGATGTTGAAGGCGCGCTCGGCATCGCCGGTCTGGATGCGCGGCTGCAATTGACGGATCACCTCGCTAGCCGCGCCCAGGCCGATCCGGGCGTCCACTTCCTTGGTGATGTGCCCGCGCACGGCGAGGATGTCGTCGGCGTCCATCTGAGCGCTGTACTTCTTGAGGTAGCTGTCGGCGTAGGTGGGATCGTTCTGTTCCAGCGCCGACATCAGCGCCACCTTGTGCGCGTTGCTGGTCAGTTTGCGCGCCTGAGCGTCCTGCCACTCGGCGGATTTGCCGAGCAGTTGGGCTTGCCGGTAGGTTTCTGCCTTGATGCGCTCGACGGCGGAATTCACCGCCTCAGGGTTGTTCCAGTTGAGGCCGATGTCGCGCAGGGCTGTGCTCTGCACCCCATCGGAAACCGACAGGGCGTAGGTCTTGAACTCGCCGGCCTCGTGCTGCATGGCCTGCCCGCGAAATGAGGTCAGGAGGCCGTTCGAGTGCAGGGCGAAGGCTTGGCGCTGGGCGTCGTTGCCCAGCGTGCCGGCGATGCTGGTGATGTGCTCCTTCAGCGTGTCGCCGTACTCATCGGCCAGGGGTTTGCCGCTTTGCCGTTCCAGGGCGTTGATGCCTTTCTGGTTGGTAAAACCGGTGTCCTTGTCGTAGGCCAGCCTGAGCGACGCTTCCTTCGCCTGGTTGAGTGCGTCATCGACGCGCAACTGGTTGGCCTGCTGCGCCATGTCGATGGCGATCTGGCCCGAGGTTTGCCCGATCTGCAACAGACTGCGGCCGGTTTGTTGCTGCTCCTGGCCGAGCTGATTGGTAAAACTGGAATCGATACGACCCGGCTGCGCGGTCGTGGTGCCGACTTGCAGGCTGTCGTAGGTGGGTACTTTCGGCATCTTATGCCCCTATCTTGTTGAGCAGATACCAGTTGCGCGCTACGCCGCTGGCGTTTTCCAGCAGGCTGCCGGCGGCCATGCCGATCGGGCTGACGGTTCGTTTCATCGTCGCTTCGTTTTGGTAATTGACCGCCTGCGTCCGGTAGCCGAAAGCCCCGCGCACCGCGTTGGCCTCGATGGTCTGCTTGTCGATTTCCTTCATCAGATCGGTCGACGCCTCGATCTCGGCCGCGTTGCCGACGCCCAGGGCGACGCCGTTGGCCGCCATGGTCGCGCGTTGCGTACCCTTGAGCTGGCCGGCGCGCAGGGTCATCCGGCCGACTTCCTTCTGCCCGGCGTACAGCGACGACTGCGCGGAGAGTTCAGCGATGCGGGCGTTGGTGTCGGCGATCTTGGCCTGATACTTGGCCGCCTGCCCGGAGAAGTAGGCGCCGATGGCGGCCGACGCCAGGCCGCTGAACATCGCCGTGGTAGAGAAGCCGCCCGGCGAAGAAGCCGGCGCGGCAACCGGTACGGCGTTGAGGCCCATCGCGTTGTAGGTCGTGTCGCCCGCCAGCAGCGTGTCCTGCGGGCCGAACGGGTCTTGATAGAATCCAGGCATGGTGCGCTCCGTATAATGCCGGAACGCTACCCTCGCCCCTCACGGCTACGGGCACCCTAGCCGCCGAGTGCGACCTCGGTCGTCAGCGAAACCACGGTCAGCGGCAGCGGGTCGGATTGGCGGACACACACCTGGCCGCTGTCCGCCCACGAGGGGGTTAGCATCAGCGGAATCTCCGCACTCTTGAGCGCGGTGGCGGCGCCGTAGGCTTCCGTGGTGCGCTGCTTGGCCTCGACTAGTTGGTCGAATTCAGGACCGATGAAAATCCCGCTCGACCGATACACGCGCAACCAGGCTTTGTTGACGTTCTTGTAGCGCCCTTGGCCGAAGCCCCCATCGATCTGCGCCGCCCAGGGCAGGGTTTGCAGATCGGCGGTAATCGGCAGGCCGATCTGCACCACGCTGGCTTCCTGGTCCAGCATGAGGCTGCCGGAAGTGACTACCCGCTGCGGATGCACCGCACCATCGGCCAGGATGCTGACGGTCTTGCCTTCGAGGTGATCCAGCCCGGAGAAGACCGTGGCCGGCGCCCCGTCGTAGGACAGGCCGCAATCGACGAAGAACGCGTCTGCCTGATCGACGAACTGGCGCGAGGCCATGTGCTCGATATAGCGTTTCGCCTGACCGTCAATAGTTCGCTGCACCACGACATAAAGCCGATCCTCGCTGCCTTCGGCCACGGTAGCGCATGACTCAAACGTGCCGTCCGTATCGTGCTGATGCCAGGCGCCGACCTGCTGCTCCGGCACGTAGGTCAGGCCCAGCAGCTTGCCGCTGGTGCTGACGAACCAGACGAGTGGCTGCGGCGCCTTGGCGTACGCCATGTCGACGATGTCGTAGCTGTCGAACAGGTGTGGCGCGCGCAGCGACAGATCGCCGGTGATATAGCCGTTGGCCTGCCAGTTATAGCCGAGTTCGCGCACATGACCGCCGCGCGCTGCGCCGTAGAGCAGCGAGTTGTTGATGATGACCGGCTGCACGTTCGAGGCGCCGACGTAGGACTGCGGGCGCACCGCGATGGTCGTCGGGGTCACGGCGTCGGAATTGACCGAGGCGACGCGCCATTCGGCCGACGAGGTCAGCAGCAGAAGCTGGGACAGGGGCACGATATGGCGGATGGTGTTCGCCTCGCGCGCCGCGACCCGGAAGGAGATGCGGTCGTCGTCGCGGATCGGCAGCGAGTAGCTCATCGTCGATTCCGTGCCGCTGCGCGTCATCCAGACGTTTTGTGGCTGGTTGTCGGTGCCGGCGAAGGAACGCCGCTGCTCGAAATACGAAACTGCGCCGGGATACTTGCCGGCGGCATCGAACACGGTTTCGTACAGCGGCGGGGTTTTTGACAGATCGGGGCTGATGTTGTCGTCGACCAGGGACGATCCGGCCGTCTGACCGATGTAACCGTAGATCCCGCCCTGGAATTTATAGACGTTGTAAATCGCCGCCCCGACTACCGGTTCCCAGGTGATGGTGTTGGCGCCGCCGGTGGCGAACAGATTATTTTTAACGCCGGCCTGGTAGATGTTGCCGCCCGAGGTGAAGGCGGTAAATGTCGTGGTGTCGATGACGTTACCGGCCGAATCTTCCAGGGTCAGGGTGGTGGTGGTGGGCACCGTATTGACCACGTAGTAGTTGTCGTTTAGCTGCGTCATGCCGCCGAAATCGGACGCGTAGACCGAGTTTCCCACCGCTAGCCCGTGGGCCACACTGGTGGTAATGACGCCAGGATTGGCTTGAGTGACCGCCGTCACGACCTTGGCGCTGCCCTGCGCCGGCTCGGAGGCCACGGATTCCTGCAGGCCGTCCGCCGAAACCGAGGTCACCACGTACTGGTAGAAGTAGTTCGTCCCTTTGGCGTTACCTTTGACCTTGACACTGGGCGGGGACACGGCCGGCGCGAAGGCGATGGTCGACAACTGCCAGTTGGTGGCGCCGAGCCGGCGCAATTCGCGCGGTGCGTAGTTCGGATGTACGAGGGTCAGCACGTCGGCCGACTGCACATAATGGATATCGAACAGGTCGGCTTCGGCGTAGGGGTTGGCGATTTCGTAGGGTACGCTGCCATCCATCAAGGTCGCCCCTTGCGTGTGGAAGCGGAAGTAGCCGGCGCCCATTTCGAGGACCATGGTCTGCGTCGTCGAGTAGGTGAAGGAGATCAGGCGCACCGCCTTGGTTGAGTCCTTGACCTCGCGCACGAAGCGAAACCCTGGGCGGTTTTCGACCGGGCCTTGCAGCTTGGGAATGAAATTGCGGCAGGCCGCCAGGCCGCTGCGGTACTTGGCATCGTCGATGCGCCCGAACATTTCCGGGCTGACTTCGCCGCCGGCGAAAGAGAATTGCAAGGTGCGCGTATTCGCCATGATCTACCTGCCGCCGATCCAGGGAACGTTGTGCTCGGGGGTGACTTTCCGCTGGTTGGCGTCGGACGTTGTCGCCTTGGACAGGTAGGTCTGCAGCATGGCGAGGCAGCGCTTGGTTTCCGCTGCGCCGGCTTCCCCCTTGATGATCGGTCCGGCCAACATCGAGGCCAGGTGCCAGGAAAGCGCCATGGTGAAAAGCGGCGAGAATTTGGTGGTATCGGCCTGGTGACCGATGTAGCGCACCACGGCGGTCTCCTGGTCGGTGTAGATGACCTTGGCGCCGTCCGCATCGATTTCACAAGAGAACGTCTTGGGGACGTAGCCGAGCGCACCGTAGCTGTAGTCGTCGGAAGCCTCCGGCGGAAGGACGGCGATGATGCTGAGCGCGTCGGCTGGCAGGGCATAGGCGTAGTCCCATTCCGGCCAGGCGGTGCCAAGCTGCGCCAGTTGCGCACGCTTGGTGGCGAAGCCCCACGGGTGCATTTCAAGCAATGCGTCGCGGGCGATGGGGTAGAACCGGGCGCAGTGCTCGGCCTGGGCTGATCCTTCCGGTGGATCGAGGCTCGCCACGGTAGCGGTGTCGCCCAGGTGCCCGAGGGCCAGATTGCAGATATCGATCGCAGAGGCCATCGACTTCTCCTAAAAAGACGGGGGCGCGAGGCCCCCGGAATTGCTGCTAACCACAGGAGAGATTCAGACGAGGTCGCCGGCTTCCTGCTTGCCGGCTGGCTTGGGCTTGTCCGCCTTGGCTTTCGGCTCGACCGGGCGGAACCACGAGGCCTTGGTGCCGTCCGGCACGTCAAACTTGTCGTCCGGCGCGCGCAGCTTGCCGAAATAGCCTTGCTTGAGGGCGATCACTTCCATGTCGTCACCTCGTTAAGCGATGCGCGGGCTATTCGGCTTGGCGGTGTTCTGCTGGATGCCGGTAACGACCTGTGCGGAGAACTTGCCGGCGGTCAGCGGGCCGGTGGCAACCGTGTAATTCACCCGGCAGTAGCGGCGCAGCTTGGGCGGCATCGGAATGACGATCTGATAGCCGGCCACCAGGGTGGCCTTGGCGATGGCCGCCGTGACCGACACGTCGGCGAAAGACGAGTTGTCGGCCGAATCCTGGATCGCGAAGGTGACCGTTGCGGCACCGGCGGCGGTAGCGGTCTCATCCACGGTGATGACCATCTGGCTGCGGTCGTCCATGCCGGTGTCGGGGTTGGCCTGGCCGAAGTCGATAACGTCGGTGGAAGCCGCGGTCGCCGTGACGGCCTGCTCGTTCGAGACTTGAAGCAGTTTGTCGATAAACATGATGTTTGTCCTTTGCAATAATCTGTGAGCAGGGGCGGAGTGATCCGCCCCCAGCCGGTTACACCACGCGGGCTTCGGTCAGGAGCAGCGCATCGCTGCGACGACAGGGCACGCCGTCGAAGGTGACGACCTTCTTGCCGGCTACCGTTTCCATGGTCAGGGTGGAAGCCGCGACCTTGTTGGTGATCTGGCGGCGCAGGAAGCTGCGCAGCTTGCGCGGCGCGTAGAAAGCCGGGCGGCCCATGCCGACGTTCGGCACCAGTTCGAGCGCCTGGGTCATCAGGTCGATGAGGTCGGCTCCGGAAGCGGCGTTCTTGGTCAGGTCGGACACGTCGATGTTGGCAATGCGGACCACGTAGCGCCAATCGCGCAGGGTGGCGCCAATATCCCACTTGTAGTGGGTGCGGTAGCCTTCAAAACGCCCACCATTGGCGTCGGTCAAGGTGACGCGGCCAAGGTCTTCGCTCTTTAGACCGGCCGGCGAGCCCTTCGGATAGATGGTGTGGCAGGTGTTGGGCCCCCACACGATCAGCCAGATCGAGGCGTTGTCGCTGCCGGTGCCGCCGGCATCGATGATGTTCATGGCGTTTTCGGCGGACAGGCTGTTGTAACGCGGCGTCAGACCCATGAACTTCTCCGGGTCAGCGCTGGAATCGCCATAGAACAGCGTGGTCGCCATATCCTGGTTCATGCCCTCGATAAACGGGCGATCCTCGGACAGACGCCAAGCGGCAGAATTGCCGTTGAGGTCAGCCAAAGCCTTGTCAACCTCGGCGTAATTTTCCAGCATGCCCATACTGTCCTTGACCTGCACGGTCTTAGACTTCGACGGTTGAACGCCGTAGTTCAGCTTGCGCCACGTAGCAGCCGGCAGGCCGGAACGGATGGTGGTCTTGTGCTCGGTGAAACCGTTGGCCTCGATGACGGTCATGTCGTCGAGGATTTCATTGGTTTCGTTGAGCATTTCAACGATGTTGGGATCGATCTTGCCATCCGCGGTCATGCGGGCGGCGACATCGGCCAGGGTCGGGTTGGTGCTGGATAGCGTTGGCATTTCGTAGCTCCTTGATTACGGATTCATGTTGGATGCGGCGTAGAATTCCCGCGCGCCGTTTTGGGCGGCAGCGCCACCTTGGCCGGTGATTACGCGGTCTTCACTGATTGCCTTGCCGGCGCGGTAAAACGCCCGGATGATTTCCGGGTGATTGCCCAGGCCGGACTGATTCAGCAGCGCACGCAGTTCGGGGGTGCCGAACTGGTCGAGGGCCTTCTTCGCCAGGGACAGGTTTTCGGAGAGCTTGTCGCCGCCGAATTCCTTGTCCGCCTTGGCGTCGGTTTCCCATTGCGTACGAGCGGCTTCGAGCGCATGGGCCTGCCGTTCGACGAAGGCCGGCGCGAGTTTGTCGAGCATCTTTTGCGCGGCCTCCTGCGACAGGCCTGATTCCTTGGCTGCCTCGGAGAACGCGCCCAAGACTTCGGGGCTGAATTCCTGGCCGTCAGGGGCCTTGAACTCGTAGGCCTCGGGGGCGCCTTCAGCCTCCTTGCCTTTCGCCTCGCCACCTTCGGCCGACTGGCTTTCGGTGGCTTGCTCGGTGCTCGCTTGCTGCTGTTGGTCGTCCGCTGCCGCACCAGTAGCGGCCTGCTGGGTAACCTGTTCAGATGCGGTTTGGCCTTCAGTGGTATTTTCAGCTTGATCCGTCATCAGCGTTTCGGTGCTCATTGGCTTCTTTCACCATGGTTGGGTAAAGCTCAGGGCAGAGCGTGTGGATTTGTGCCAGGAGGCGCAGGCCTTCGTTCTTGCTGCCCTCGGCAAAGGCCATGGCCATCGCGTTGGTGTTGAACGAAAGCCGGAACACGCCGGCGCGATCCAGAAGACGCCACACGATGCGGCGCCCCCGCTTGCTGCCCATGAGCCATTTGAAATCGGCCTCCTCGTTATCGCGGGCCAGTTTGTTGCGCTGGTCGGTATCGGCCTTGGCGCGTTCCTGGCTGCGGATGTCGAGGGGGTCGTAGCTGCTCATGGGCGCAATCTATGCGCGCCGCTTGGAGGTACGGGCACCCTAGCGGCGACGCATCAAGATGGCGTTACCCCCGCCGCCGGTCAGAGTGCCGGTGTATTCGGTCCCGGTCGGCCCGTACTGCACGCCGAGGCGCACGTCGGTTTCCAGCGGCCACACCATGCCGGTCTTGGTCAGCGCAGCGGTCTTGCCGACATAGGCGTAGCTGCCGTGCTGTGCGAACAATGAGCGGTAGCGCAAGAGCGTCGCCGCTTGCCCATTGACGGTGTAGCTTCCGACCTGCGCGGTGATCTGCTTCGAGCGCAACAAGGTTGCCGACTGCCCCGTCAGGACATAGCTGCCGGGCTGGGCCGTGAGCGTGTAGCCAACAGCGTTCGGCGTGTAGGTGACCGTGGCGGCCTGCCCTGTGTAGCTGTAGCTACCCGCCTGGGCAGCCAGGGTCCGGTTCCTGGAAAGCCCAATGCCCTGCCCGGATAGCGAGTAAGCGCCAGGCTGGGCCGCAATATTT